GCCGACCACGATGATGACATCATCTGCCACCGCGACTTCAACGGCCAAGAGCTGCGGGTGTTTGCAGAGTATGAGTGTGGGCCTTTAAAGGCGGAGTACCTCAAGAACCCGGCCCTCGACGTCCACCAGCTAGTCAGTGATAAGGTAAGCTCGCTCTTCCCAGACGTCACACTAAACCGTCACCGGACCAAGATTATCAACTTCCGCAAGATATACGGCGGCGGTCCCAAGTCATTCATGGACGACCTTGGTGTGAGCTATGACGAGGCCAAGCAGTTCGGCAACTACCACGCCGCAGCTCTGCCGGGACACAAGGTGCTCGTTGACACCATCACCCGGCTCGCCAGACGCGGCATACCAATCAGGACATGGGGCGGGCGGATGTATCTGCCGGAGCCTCCAGCCAAGATTGACGGACGCTGGGTGGACTTCTGCTACAAGCTCATCAACTACCTCATTCAGGGCAGCGCCGCCGACATCACCAAGCAGGCGATGATTGACTGGCACAACCACCCCGACCGGGAGGCACGTTTCTTGCTACAGGTCTATGACGAATTGAACATCAACGTACACAGCTCGAAGGCTGTGGCACAGATGGCGATACTGAAAGAGGTCATGGAGCGTCCCCGACTGGACGTCCCGATGCTCTCTGAAGGCAAACATGGCTTCTCATGGGGCCACCTCACGAAAGGAGACCCAGTATAATGGAGGGACGTCGTGAAAAGATCATCGAAAAGATATTCAAACGATGCACAATCGTTCCGGGAGCTTTGGATACGCCATGTTTTGTCTGGGGCGGACGTGACAGTGGGTCTGGACGTGGCGGAGGCTACGGACGTATCGACATTGACGGTGGTACGGTGGCGACCCATAGAACGATCTACACGTGCCTCTACGGCATAATCCCACCCAAGAAACAGATAGACCACCTTTGCCGAAATCGGCTTTGCTGTAACCCAGAACACCTAGAGATGGTGACACACAAACAGAACCAGAGGAGGAAGCCAAAATGAGCCAGTGGTGTTGGAGATGCGTTAACCTTGGACCTAACAAGCGGTTCGGAACCGACTACGTTATCATCGCCACGAATGAGCGGGGCGTCTCGCACAAGGTGACGTTCTCACACTCGCCAGACGTGACGTCCGACGACGATATGGTGTGGAGCATCCGGTCACTCGTGAGGCTCGTTGAGCGGAGCATCAACAATGACGCCTTTTGAGGAGTTCTTCGACGGCCAGTGGGCTGACTACGTTAAAGCGCTTGACAAGTACGACAGCGGCCCTGTATTCTCTAGCGGACACACAATAAACAACTCCTCGTGGGATCGCAAAGCAGCGTTCCTACTGTGGTTGATTATCAATGACATGCCGCCGCCAGAACTGGAGACAGACGATGACTGATAATATTTACATGCTGGTTATGTATGGGGACGAGGATGAGTTCACTGTGTCCTTGTGGTCTAGCAATGAGCTTGCCGCATTCCACGGTGAACGGTGGGCAGAAGAGTACGGTTCCAGCTACAACATTATAGATACTTACGTGGACCAGTTTAAGGAGCAATTAGATGGGTAACCCAATCGACGCCTGGAGCTTCAGCCGCTATTCGACCTACGCCCAGTGCCCCTTCAAGTTCAAGCTACAGAACATCGACAAGGTGCCCTTTAAAGCAGGGCCAGCGATGCTACGTGGCCGGGAGCTGCACAAGGCCGCAGAAGATTACCTAGTCGGCAAGCGCGACGACATCCACCCAGAGCTAGAGAGCCGCCGTGACGTGCTAGAGCCTTTAAAGCTCATGAACCCGGTGGTTGAGCAGAAGTGGGGTTTCACCCGCAAGTGGCAGGGCACAGGCTACTTCACCAGGGCACCAAGCACCAAGAAGACGTGGCTGCGTGCCTCTCTTGACGCTGGCGTGGACTATGGTGACGGAACCTTCGAAGCCATCGACTGGAAGACGGGCAAGAAGTACGACGACAACGAGGAGCAGATGGAGCTGTTCGGCATGGTTGTCTTGGCTCGATACCCCGACATCAAGCAAGTAACGACCCGCCTATCCTACATCGACCTCCCGGCTGGACCGGACAGTGAGAAGTTCGACGAGGTGCAGCGCAAAGACTATCGCGCCCTGGTGGACAAATGGGAAGTCAAGATCAAGCCCATGTTCGAAGACGAAGAGTTCCGGCCACGTGTCAACTTCTTCTGTAAGTGGTGCGATTTCAGCAGAGAGAAAGGTGGACCATGCCCAGCAGCGTAACCTCCGAAGCCAAAGTTCGGGATCCAGTTTGCGAATACTTTAAAGACATAGGTGGGGTGTTGCATGTCCGCAACGTCTTCCGCCAAGGGATGAAGGTTGGCTTCCCAGACGACACGTTCTACTTCGACTTCCGCACTCTGCATATTGAGTTCAAAGCGCCGGGTAAGAAACCTAACCGAAAGCAGCAGCATATGATCGCCACCCTACGGGACGCTGGCCACATGGTGCTAGTCATTGACAATATCGAGGAGGGCAAAGCGGCCCTAGACCTCGTGTGGGAGGGGTACGATATGGGTGCCCCGACATTGGAGAAACACGTATGCGGAAGAGTTGGGACGAAGTACAGAGCCTTGGTGGAGAATTGCCAGAAGATCGTGGAGTGGTAACACGCCCAGCACCGGGTAAGGAAGTCTGGGAGCCGCACGATTACCAAACACGCGCCGTAGGGTTTTTAATGACCCGCAACAACGCTGCGCTATTCCTCGACCCCGGCCTAGGCAAGACGTCATCCACGTTGGCTGCGTTCGGTGGGCTGCAAGAGCTTGGTATGGCGCGCAAGATGCTAGTCGTCGCTCCCAAGCGTGTCTGCTACCTCGTGTGGCGGCAAGAGGGCGAACGCTGGGCGCAGTTCAACCACCTGAAGTTCTCACTGCTCCACGGACGTAAGAAGGAAGAGGCTTTAAAGGCTGACAGCGACGTCTACCTCATCAATCCAGAGGGCATCCCGTGGCTGGTCAAACAGTTCAGGTCGACCCGTGAGTTCTCTGAGATGTTCGACACCGTGGTGCTCGACGAGCTGACCAAGTTCAAGAACCCGACCTCCAAGCGATGGAAGGCGTTCTACCCATACGCGAGCCACTGCACGCGGCGGTGGGGCCTGACAGGTACACCTGCGCCTAACGGCCTCATGGACCTCTTCGGTCAGGTCAAGATGCTTGACGACGGCCACGCACTGGGTAAGTATTTCACCCGCTTCCGCGACATGTACTTCGTGGCCGGGTATGACGGATACAGCTTCAAGCCACGCGGTGACGCCGATGTCCGAATACAGGAGCGCCTTAAGAACCTAGCGCTCCGCATGAAGGCGGAAGACTACCTCACACTGCCCGCCTTCATCGACGACATCCGTCGCATTGAGTTGGAGCCCAAGGCCCGCAAGCAGTACGACCAGATGAAGAAAGAGATGGTTGCCGACTTACCGGGCGGCGCTATCACCGCAGACAACGTGGCCGGGGTGTACTCCAAGCTAAAGCAGATGGCAGGCGGCGCGGTCTATCGGATCAACAAGGACGGGGAGCGTGTTTGGGAGCATCTGCACGACGCCAAGCTAGACGCCCTGGAGGAATTAGTGGAGGAACTAAATGGACAACCGTTGCTTGTCGCTTACGAATTTAACCACGAACTCGAACGTATACTGGAGCGCTTCGGCAAGATACCATATCTCGGTAAGGGAACGACAGATGCGTCAGCGGTCGAAATCGAACAGGATTGGAACGACAACAAAATCCCGATCCTGCCCGTCCACCCTGCAAGTTCGGGGCATGGACTTAACCTACAACGCGGCTCTGCTGCACACATTTGCTGGTTTAACCCAACATGGGACTTTGAACTCTACGACCAGCTAATTCGCCGTCTCTACCGTCAAGGGTCGAAGGCAGAGACAATTTTCAACCATATCCTAGCCGTTGACAAGACCATCGACTATCTGGTACTTGATGCTATTAGGGAAAAGGACACAACTCAGGCACGATTGGTGCAGGGGTTGGGTGAAGTATTAGAAGTTAAGACCCAAATTGAGACAAAGGAGACAAAAGAAATGGCCGCAGAGAAACTGAAACCTTCCGGTTGGGGCGCTAAGACCGCCGCCAAAGAGACACCAGCAGAAGAGACCAAGGAAGCCACCAAGCCGAATGGCTGGGGCACCAAGTCCAAAGGCGGATGGGGCGCCAAGACCGCTCCGCAAGAGGACAGCACTCCCGCGCCGACCGAAGGCGTTGACACGTCGGAGCAGGAAGCCAAGCTCACCAAGACTGAGGAGCCTGCTGAGGTGCCGCAGGAAGAGACTGAGAAGCCCAAGACCAAACGCACTCGCGCCAAGAAAGCCGCGAAGGTTGAAGAGGTCGTGGAGGTCGGGCAGAACGACGCGGGGGACAGCGGTTGGGTGGGAGATACGTCTCTGAATGTCGTGGCCGTCGAACTCACAATCCGCTTCGACAACACATACGTCTCCATCCGCGCGGGGAGCAAGACTGAAGCCCTCGCCAAGTTGACCGCCCTTCTTGACGTCATGTAAATTGTCAGCTATGCCGGGTGTCTAGGAAGGCTCCCGGCATGGACGAACCACGTACATCTGCTAACAAAGAAATCACGGCACAGGCCGTTGGAGCGGCGGTTGCTACTCTGACGGTTATGGCCGTTCAATGGTTTGTAGGAGCGCCCGCCCCAACCGGCATGGAGGGTGCCCTCGCTGTACTCTTCGGTGCTGGCGTCGGATACATTAGACACCTGATACGCAGAAGGAGACGCGAAAATGAAGCTATCAAAAAACTTCGACTTGAAAGAGTTCACCAAGAGCGAGACGGCGGAGACCCTGGGCCTGACCAATGCCCCGGCGAAGCTGCACCTGACGAACCTGCGGATAACTGCAATGGGTCTGGAGCAGGTTCGTAAGTTCTTTGGCGGCAGTCCTGTCACCATCACGTCCGGCTACCGATCACCCGCACTCAACGAGGCCGTTGGCGGCGTGTCGAACTCCGACCACGCCCTAGGCTACGCGGCTGACATCTTCATCGGAGGCACGCCCACCCTGGACGTGGCGACTATGCTTGCCTCCAGCGACATCGCATTCGACCAGCTCATCTACGAGCCTGACCGGGGGATCGTGCATATCAGCTTCAACCCCAAGCTCCGCAACAAAGTGTTGACGCAGCTCGCCGGAGCTGGCTCACCATTCGCACAGGGGATCAAAGATGTTTAGTTGGATCGCGCTACTCTGGAACAACCCCGTCGTCAGGAAGGCCACCCTCATCGCTGCCGTAGTCGGCGGAGCTATCATGACATTCCTGTGGTACATCGCCGACGTGCGCCGGGGTGAGCGTAAGAGAATTGAAGCCCTGAACGAGGCTAATGCTTTAAAGCAACGGCTCAACATAGAAGAGAGCCAGAATGACCAAGTTAAAGAAGCTGACGATATCCGCCGCGACGCTACTCCTACTGACAGCGTGCCAGAGTGGATGGCAGACCTCGGAAAAGACTAGAACGGAGCCTGAAATGAAAATATCCCACCAATTCTCCTTCGCCGTGCTAATTGTACCAATTGTGCTGGCCTCCTGCTCGATTACTCAACCCCCGGTGTATGATCCGACGCTGGAGCCTAGCGACGTCACTCTGGGAGACACTGAGGCCCAAGTGTACGATATTATCCGTATCTCCCCGGCGACGTGGGCAGTAATGTCGGAAACGGAGCGAAATGCGGTCCTAGACCACAATTGCGTCTACATACAAAGAAACCCAGAAGCAGCGCCCCTGGGTTTCGATGTGTCTGATTGTCAGCCTAGCGACTAGCTTCCGCTTCCTCCGCACTCGGCACGTAGTGGTCTGGGAACCGGGCGCGATATGCTTTCATGAAACGGTGGGCAACTAGCAGGAAGAAGTAGCCCCTGTACTCTCGGCTTGACTGCACGTCCTCGGACACGTCCACCCTTAGGATATCTGCCGCGTCGAATGCCTCGGTCGCTGTGTTCCAGTAAGGGACTTCCAAAGACGTGCTGAGAAACGCCGGGTGAGGGAAGAACGGTGCGGCGGGTGTCATTGCCTCGAACTGTAAAGTATCCGTTGGCGTGACACGTGGAGTGACAGGCTGATCTACCAGTCCCGCCTCCTCCAGTTCTGTCTGGAGCAGTGCCAGAGCGCGCCAAGCGAGGGCTACGCTATGTCTGTTACCGTCTTCGTCAAACCCTCCACGCTCGATCACGTGGCGCATGAGGCAGTCGGCGTGGTCTGTGGACTTGTCACGCGCCCAGTGCATGGGCTCGCCGGGGTTGTGTTTGTCGTTACCCTGCTTCGAATGTGTGGCCAGCGCCGCCAGTGCAGCGGGGAAGTAGTCGATGACCCCTGTGCAGATTGGCAGGTCTTTTCGCTTCGTTGCGTCTTGTTCGATGATACCTTTACTCATGTCTTTTCTCCTAGGTCTGCGGCAAGTTGTTGAGCTTCGATTGCCATTTTCTTCATTACGTCCAAATAGCGGTCGCGGGCGAACTCTTGCGACCACCGCTCAATAGCTACGTCCTTTAAAGGCTGAACATCGGGATACCAGTTTTGCTCATCCTGTTTGCCCATCAAGACAGGCCACTCCGTGAGAAACATGGCTTTGTCCATGTACTTGCATTCATCGGACTGCTCCAGCGGTACAAGGATATTGTACTTGTTGCAGTGCAGGCGAATGGCCTTGTCGATACGGTGCTCGATCTCCTCGAACTTCGGTATCTGCATCTTCATGGGTTTCTTCATGTCGCCGATGTAGGCTTCGCTGGCGTCGTGAATGAGACAGTCCAGAGCCAGTATTGGGTCACATGTCATCACGTAGGCTGCCTCGGCCATGAGGACGCTGTGCTGGGCCACTGAGAAGTGCCATGCACATGCGCCGCCATATCGGCATACGTTGGCCAGATGGTGGGCGACATCCTTCATCTGGTAGTTGTGGTCCTCTGGGTTGAGGAAGTTGAATTTACTCCCCGACCGGGTGAGGGTATACAAGTCTATGATTTCGGCACTCATGTTGTTCTCCTTAGTTCTTTAAAGGCCCACCATCGCGGGATTGGTTCTCACCCGGCCAGCCTCGCCCATTGCGCGGTGGTAGGTGATTGCTTCGGCATACTGCTGCGAGTTCCAGCCTCCACGGATGGCATAGGCGTCGTTTGCAGCTAACGTGCCATGTTGCTCCACAGTGCAGCCAGCGTACTCTTTGACGTCCTTGTGGTGCTTGTCTCCCATGTGGAGGAAGCAGTGCTCCGTAGCGCCCCACATCTCCCGGTACATCTGAGAGATAGTCTGGATGATAGCCGCGCCCGGTGGCTTCTTGTGGCCGTGGTGCCAAGCCAGCATGTTCACACCCCATTGGGTGGCGTAGTATGGGTTTTCACTCTCGATAATATCTACACGTGGTTCATCCCGATACAGTCGGCGGAACATGGTGCGGAGAAACAAAGAACCGTAGAGGTCGTGATTACCTTCGGCGATGAGGAGTTGCACGTGGTTGTGTTTGGCCAGGGCCATGTCCACGAGGCGCTCTAGGACGCGGCAGGCCACGGAGACCATCTTACCCGCCCGGCTGTCGGCGTCGAGGACGTGGCCGCTGGTAGGTGTCATAGCCTCCAAGCTATCGTAGTGGAGCCAGTCGCCCAGCTGGGCTATGACCGCAGTGCCCGCGTCGGGCGCTCGGCGGATCATGTCAGCGAAGCAGGCGACCAGTGTGTCTTCTGCGATACTCAGGTCCCAGTCCTTGCCCGTCTCACGGCCCCAAGCCAGCATACCAATGTGGCAGTCCGTCATAGTGTAGACGTTCATAAGCTCCTCTTGGCGGTCGGTGGCGGGGGCTGGAAGTGGGTCGTTGACTTTGATATTCTCAGTCATGCTCTCCACGATTTCCTGCATGATCTGGATAGCGCGGTCGCGGTCTTCGTTGGTCTTCACCCACTGGATTTTGACGTTGCCGTCGTTGTCGTAGAGCGTCGAGGTGCCTTTCACTTTAAAGCCATCAGGCGCGGTGGCTGTCATGTCGTGGTCTGGTGCGTACCCCTGCCTCGCTGCGCGCTGGGTCACCATGCGGATAGATCGGTACACGTTGGTTGGTGTCTTGCCCGTCTCCCGGCTGTATTCCCGAACTGAGCCTCCGTGTCGAATGACGCCTTCTAGCAGCTCTTCTTGGTCTTCATTGTACGCGAAAGGTAGCAGTGCTTCTAACTGCGTTGGTGTGTGTCTCATGTAAGTCTCCTAGTTGCTGTCTTCCAGTCTATCA